AGACGGTTCTGTTTTCTGTTTCTCCTGTCAACAGCGGTACACAACCGACGGAAAACCTTGGAAGTCCATGACCAAAACACCACTGCAACTCCTCGCCTCCTTACCCAGAACTGACACCGTTGCAGTCAAGCAATCACTCCTCAAAGGCAAGCCAGCGGGCCTGCCGATTCGTGGCATCAGCGAGCGCACCTGCCGCATGTATGACTACGACGCCACGGCATACAAAGGACAGACCGCTCAGGTCGCTAACTACCGCGACGAGAACGGTCTGACTGTTGCCCAACACATCCGCTATGGCGAGAAGCAATTCGCCTGGTTAGGGCGACAGAAGGGTCAGAAGATCCAGCTGTACGGCCAGCACCTGGGTAGCGAAGGGACCCTCGTGTTGACCGAGGGAGAGATCGATGCCATGTCGGTCTATGAGTGCATGTACAAGCACCGCCACAAATCCAAGTTCGTCGTTGCCTCTATCCCGGACGGTGCCCAGTCAGCCAAGAAAGCCTGCACGGATCAACTCGGTTGGATCCTTGGGTTCAAACGGGTCGTCGTCTTCATGGACATGGACGAACCCGGTCGTCAGGCTGCTGCTGCTATTGCCGAACTGGTTGGCCCTACTGCTGCTGTGGTCGGAGCCTTCCCCTACAAGGATGCCAATGAGGCATGGCAACAGGGTGACTACAACGCCATCCTCGAAGCGATGGCCAATGCCAAGCGGCAGAGACCAGAGGCGATCGTTCATGCACCCGATCTACTCAGCAAGGTGCTCAAGCCAGAGCATCGCTTCGGCCTGCCCTATCCCTGGGAAGGGTGGAACCGCATGACTGAGGGCATGAAGCCCGGTCAACTGGTGATGATCAGTGGTGGTACGGGGATCGGCAAGTCGCTGTTCACCCGCAGCATTGCTCTGGACCTGTGTAAGCGCGGCACCAACGTGGCCTACATCGGCCTGGAGGAGAGCTGTGAAACCAGCCTGGAGCGGATGTTGTCAGAGCACATGCGACAGCCGCTGCACCTGGACACCCCGGAGAAGCGAGCGGAGCGTGACCCGGATGAGATCAAGACAGCGTTGGATGACTTCGGCTCCCACCTGTATCTATTGGATAAGTTCGGCAGCGATGACTTTGACTCTTTTGTTGCCACCGTTAAACATTATGTGTTGGCTGAGCGATGCTCCGTCGTTGTGCTTGATCACTTCTCATTGTTAGCTGATGGTATTTCCCTTGCTACTGATCAGCGGCGGGCTATTGATCGCTGCATCAAGGATCTCAAGACGCTCTGCATGGACCTCAACTTCACGATGCTGGTCGTCTGCCACCTGTCGAGATCGGGCGGCATTGGCAAGCCGCACGAAGAAGGCGGTGAACCAACGCTTGCCGAACTACGAGGATCTCATTCCCTAGCCCAGATCCCAGATTTCGTAGTCATGTTGCAGCGGAATCCTCGCTCAGAGGATAAAGCTGAAGCCAACACCACTCACTGTTGGCTGAAGAAGAACAGAGTCAAAGGTGAACTAGGCGAGATGTGCAAGCTGGAGTACAGACCAGCTACCTGCACCTTCATCGAAACACCTGTGGCGTTCTGACATGACTGAGTACATCTACGGGACTGACCTCCCCGATGGTGACTACACCATCTCCGCTCGCACACTCAACAGCTACTACAAACATGGCGTCCAAAACTTCAACGAACAAAGCACCAAAGAACAAGACACCACAGTCCCAACCATCTACGCCAAAGGCTTCTGGAACGGATACGCCGCAGCCGTTGCATCCATCCGAGACGCCATCCGCCACCGGTCTTCTGATCCAACGGTGCACTGATGTCTACTGGTTTCCCGATTCGCGCTACGAGTTGGAATCCCTTCATCGTATGCAGCAGGTATTTGTGGAACTGGCAAACGAAATTGAACGGTGGGCTCCAGATAAGACGATGGCTCCACTCAGCTATCGAACGGTTCTGGATGTCGCTGACCGTCTACGACGCCATGCCAATGAGGGAAAGCCACTGGCTGAGTGACACAGCCAAGCTCCAATGTTTCTACCGCTTTGACGAACCGCCTGTGTATGTAGGTGCTGTCGGTGATGGGAAGTCCGAGGCGTTCTATTGCCTCGGTGACATGGCCCATTGGTTCATGGAGATGGGGCTTCCTATGAATGACCCCATCTGGGATTTCATTGATCAACTAGCAACGGACGAACTAGAGGATGCCTCTGAATGCGAATAGCCCCGACTGTCCAAACTGCGGGGCTTGGATCACCAAGGTGATTCTGACCAAGTTGGAAAGCGAAGCGGAGCATGTGATCCGTCGTCGCCACTGTGAATACTGCGGTCACCGGTTCTACACCAGGCAGACCACAGAGGAACTGGTGAATGTCCGGTGGGTCAAGGCTGACCGTGGCAGGAACACCATCCCTGAGGTGATTGAGGTGATCGCTACACCCAAGAAGAAGAAGATCGCGGACGCACCCCGCGCTCAAAAGATCATCCGCACCCTGGCCCAATGAGGATTCTCCTAGACGCCGACATGCTTCTGTTCCGGGCGATGTCCGCAACCGAGGTTGAGATTGAGCTGAGCCCTGATGTCTGGACCAGGCACAGCGAACTGGGTGATGCCAGGGAGATGTACTGGCAGCAGCTCAAGGATTGGTGTGAGCTGATGGGCTGTGAGCTGGGTGATGTGTGGCACTGCTTCACGGATGCCAGCGCCTTCAGACGTGAGCTGGACCCTGGGTACAAGGCAACACGGAAGTCACCCAAGCCAATCGGCTACAAGCACCTACGGGGTGAGCTGCTGACTGAGGACACGGCGTTCATGTTCAACAAGATCGAGGCCGATGACCTGATGGGTATCTTCGCCACGATGTCGCTTGAGGATGAAGTGGTGATCGCATCAGGTGACAAGGACTTGATGCAGATACCAGGAGTACACTTGTGGCTAGACACAGGAAAAGAGCCTGAACCAGAAGATGGACTTGTGGTTGAGCGAACAGGCGGCAACGTCATTAAGAAGAGCACGAAGGAACATGCAGAGCGATTCACGTACCAGCAGTACCTCACCGGTGATCCAACCGATTCAGTACCCGGTTGCAAGGGGATCGGAGACACGACAGCCAAGCGAATCGTCAGCGAGTTCGACCTCTCCAACCCTGTGGGTTGCTGGGAAGAGGTTGTTCGGTGTTATGAGACGAAAGGGAAAATGGAGCACGCATCAGCCGTCTCCTTCGCAACGCAACAGGCGCGACTGGTAAGGGTCCTGCGAGCAGGGGAGTACAACTTCGATAGCCACGAGGTCAAGCTATGGAATCCCCCGACAAATTGAAGCGCATCATCGCAAGCAAGCTTGACGATGAAATGCTTGATGCACTGGATGTGTTATTCCCGGAGAGAACACCAGAGTTGAATGACTCTGTTGATCAGATCCGATACGCTTCAGGACAACGATCTGTTGTCCGTTTTCTTCGGGGTCTAACCAATGGCTAACATCATCGGCGGGCATAACTTTGGTGCTGTTGCTGCCCCCCAGGTCAATGCAAGGGGCCAGGTCCAGGGAGCCCTTACCGATATTCGGTATTACCAGGAGCGAGCAGGCCAAGCCTCCTCAATGGCCAAGGTCATTGGCACCACGTCTGCACCGAGCAGCGCCCACACCCTGACTGGCTACACACCTGATGGCTATGCCATCTGGGAGATGACCGGTGGTGGCGGTGGCGGCGGTGGTGGTGGTGGCGGTGGTGGTGGTGGTGGTGACTACGGCTCCATCATCTCCAGCTACCAAGCTCAAATTGATGCGGCTAATGCAGCTGCTGCTGAGTTCCGCAACAAGGCAGCGCAAGAGATTGAGGCTCTTAAGATCTCACTCGGCGGTCAGCTCGAAGAAGTCAAGGCATCATCTGCTGCTCGTGAAGCTGAGCTGAATGACCTGTTGATCAGCCAACAGAACGCTGCTGCTGAAACCAAGACCCTCCTTGAAGGTCAGATCGCCTCAGCCAACTCCGCATACCAGGAGCAACTGCGTCAAACCCAGGCACTGAGTAACG